TTCATCTGGATGTACATCAATGACAATACTATCATGCACTGTATTTACTATACATGATTTCATATCAGATAGCAACCTCTCAATGTGCAATAATGCAACAGGCACAATATCTGCTGTAGCAAATGACTGCACAGGGTAGTTCTTTATCTGTGTAAAGCTAGAGACTCTGCCACGAGCGTTACGTGTAACATCAGGGAAAGCAAACTCTCTGCCTGATGGTGTGGTAATCTTACGTGTAGTTAGAGCCTCTTTAGCCAATCGGGTATGCCAAAGCCCAATTCCTTGGTACTTTTCCGTGAAGTGTTCGTAGTATGCTGCTTCTTCAGGTGTGCGTCCGAACCCTGTTGCCCCGTAAAGGGGCGCAAAGGTGTGCGCTTTCGCATCCTGCCTATTCGTAGGCTGACCAGCTTCGGTAATAACTTTAGCGGTGTAACTGTGTACATCAAACCCAGTAGATACTTCTTCAATTGCTACTCCATCTTGTGATAGGAATGCAGCCGCACGAAACTCTAGCTGTGCAAAGTCTGCTTCCATAATTTTACCACCATCCCACCGGGATACAAACACCCTCTTCACAGGGAATGTACCACCACGTGGCATGTTTTGCATGTTAGGGTCAGCACCAGAGAACCTACCAGTAGAGGTGCGATGCTGTAGCAGACGGACATGCAACTTACCGTCAGCCTTTGTGTGTGTCTGAATACCATCAACAAACGATGATAGGTATGTCTCCACAGCAGATAGTCTACGTACCTTAGACAAGAACTCTACAGCAGTATCACGCTTGGCAGTACGTGCCTTGCCCTCAAGAAACTGCAGCTTGTCTTTGCTGGTAGTAAACCCATTAGCACTCATCCATTTAGGTGAGGGTGCTTTAAACTTCAACCCCGCCACAGCAGGAAGAGGATGAAGAGTATAACCATTCCCATTACAGGATATACAGCGGTTGCTTCTAGCGAAGAGAGTCCCATCTTTCTTTACCTTTCTTATCTGACCAGTGCCTTTACATACGCTACACTGTGTCGCTTTAGTTTTGTGTAGACGTTCCGTACCAGCGTTTACTAGGCTACGAAAGTCTGCCTCATCCATATATGGGTCAACAGCATTGCCCCAATACTCTTTGTCCAGCACCTTGCGGCTGTATATAACCCATGACAGTTGCTCTGGGCTGTTCAGATTGATAGGTGTGTCACCCATCAGTTCCTTTACCATAACCTGTAACTCATGCTTCAATGTATCACGCTCCTGTTCGTACTCAGTACGCACATCGTCCAGTGCTTTACGGTCAATGGTAAAGCCATTCTGATACATGCGAGACAGTGACACAGCCACCTCATTGGTAAGCTGTACAGTAGTCATCAGCCCTGAATCAGCAGGGGTATTGAGCCTGTACATCAGCTTGTCAGACAGTTGCTGCGTAGCATGTAGGTCAGCAGACAGATACTCACACAACTCATTGTAAGGAATGTCTCGTGTAGAGTATCCTTTAGCATAGTATTCCTTGAGTGTGTCCTGCTTCTTCGTGTCCAACTCGTAGCGTTCTGCACAAGCCTCAAGAGATAGTGGCTCTTTGATACCACGTTGTAGTACATACTCAGCAAGCATTGTGTCAAACACAGGGCCATCATACTTAAAGCCTGACTCCCACAGCCACAGCAAATCGTGTGCTGCATTGTGCATGATAAGCACAGTTGCATTGTCCAAGAACCATTGCACACGGTCATAATAATCCATTTGATTAGGCTCATCTGCATGGTCAAATGGGAAGTGTCTTTCTACACCTTGGTCAGTTAACACACCAACCATAGTCAGTGAGTTCTCCTGCTCAAATGGGTCCATGTGTATCTTACCATCACGCTTGGTGACGGTGTTCTCTACGTCTAATGTTACCTTCATCCTTCGTACCTCGCTGTCTGGTAGTTTAACTCTACGTGCAGTTGTCCATGCCAGCCATTCAACTTGTTCTTTACCACATTGACATGCCGTATGGGGCTGTCTTCTTCCTGCCCCTCTACAGACGGTGACTTACCAATCAGTAGCATCAGGTCAGCTTCTGCTGCCTTACCTGTACGTGAACCTTCCATCATGGATTGGTTCAGTGTGGTGCGACCTTCTGCCTCAGCAGACAACTGTGACATATAAAATACAGCACAGTCATAAGTCTTGGCAATCTGCCTCGCATACATAGCACATGCTTTCAGTGCCTCGTCCTGTCGGGCAAACGAACCCTCGACAGAGAACTTGTCACCCATGTCCAGCACAAGTATGTCTGGCTTGTACGACTTACATACGGACTCTACCCATGCCATATCACGTCCACCTGCTTCTTTAATCTTGATGTTGTCCATCACAGGTTTGTACATGGCTGATGCCTTTGACATATCATCTCGTATCTCACGGGCTGTCATGCCACATGCTGCGGTCAGATACCTAGCACCGACACGGTGGGTAGGCTCTTCGTTACATAACACAATGCATCGTGCGCCTTGGTGTGCAAACCCACCCGGTGCAGCAATCAAGCTGGCATGGAAAGATGTCTTACCCGTATTAGGTCTTGCTCCTACTTCAATAAGCTGACCACCACTGACACCCTCTACCTTACGTGTTACGCTAGGTATATTAAATGTCCAACGTGCTTCCAACTCAGCTTTAGCCATGAGTGTTTCAATGCTGATATCATCCCACTCAATATTTAGATTAGGAATGAAGTCATCACCGTAACGCTCAAGCAGGTTGCGTAGCTTCTCAAGGGTAGCCGCATCACCATTGACCATATCAAAGCCAATGTTAGCTACATCCTCACCCACTACCTGTTGGAATAGTTTGGACAGCACCTCTTGTGCTACGTCACCACCCATTGGGTCTTCCTTCTTGATAGAGGCAAACAGAGATGCATACGCTTGCTTCTGTGCTGTAGTCAGCGTTGGATTGTCTGACATGAACAATGCTTCAATCTCATCTGGATTGACTGTACGTTCATACCTATCCATTGCTTTATCTATAGCCTGTTTAATCTTACGTACATCCTTACTGAACAGGCGGTCTGGACACTTAGAACCACGATGGTCATCGTAGAACGACTTGTCCATAAGGCTACGTACTAATGCTAATTCCATGCTGTATCTCCTATGTGGGTTAGTTGTTCGATATCTTCTTCTCTACGGTATTTCAAATCGTCTGTCAAGCGAAGGACACGGACATCATCCACATATCCTCTGAGTTCTTTCGCCATTGATAATGTCTTAGGCAGTGCATCGGGGTCTAGTGCTATGACTGCCGTTGAGAACTGTGAAAGATACTGCCTGTGGCTGGAAGATAATGACGTACCCAACACAGCAACCCCACACAATACATCATTGCCCACGATGGCTGCACTCACACAGTCCTCAACAACTACAGCGACTTTACCACACCCGAAGGTATAAGGCAAGCCACTATTTCCATATCGCTTCCATTTAGGTAAGCGTTTCATTACAGAACGACCTGTAGCATCAACCATCTTGCCCTTGTGCATGACAGGGAATACAATCCTGTCTTCCTTCACATCGTACATCAGGCTATGCCCTTCCATGTCCAAGCCCCAAGTCGCACAAAACCTATCAATGTATACGTTTGTGTGATTAGTCACCACGTATGGCGGTAACTCGAACTTGTCCTCTGCAAATCGTTCAGCATCCTTCATTGTATTACGTATGTCATCAGCAGTCAGGTGTACCTTCTTGCCGCCTGATACGTTACAGGATGCCTTGTAACAGTTCCATACGAGAGAACCCATGTTATTAGTCACTGTAAATGTTTTATAGCCATTACATTCTGGACAATTCATTCTCTTTGTATGTCCATTAGGTATATCTATATCACTTATAGTGTTTAATATATTATTATACATGTATCACTCTCCTTGTTGGCACTTGTATGTGCTTATATCATGCATGTGACGTGCTGTCAATGCATAATCTGCACTGGCAAAAGTATTTTTCATGTATGGCTTGACCGACTGTGGGTTACTATGTCCTGTAACCGACATGATTTGTGCCATACCGACACCTGCCTCTACCATTTCAGTTGTACCTGTCCTACGTAAGTCCATCAACCGTATCTCCTCAGACAGCCCTGCAAGCCTCATCACTTGCCGACCTGCTTTGGACAGTCTATCTATACTGTACGGATGATAAACGCCACCAGAGGGGCGTGGACGAGGAGCAACGTACTGTTGAAAGCCGAAGTCATCCTTCTGTTGTACAAGCATCTCTGTCAAGTCATCACTGATAGGCAATGTTACCTCTGCCCTACGCTTTGACTGCTCCAGATACAGCTTCTGCTTGTCCAAGTCTACAACATCCCATGTAAGCAATCGCATGTCACCCAAACGCTGACACCACTCGTATGCCATGTGAACTATCAGCCCAATGTTACGATAAGCAAAGTCACCGTAA